GGTATATGCCACGTTTGTATAAAGTCTTGATTTGTTGTTACTGGTTTATGAAAATTCAAGTTTTAAAGCCTATTCAACTAAAAACCAACCAGTAGTATTGTCTGCTTGATAAGCATCTTCTTTCCATTCATAAATATTATCTCCGCTAGAAGGGTCTGCTATAGGAGCTTGCCAAACCCATGTTGTTTCATTTAAAGTCCAACTTGGATAGGGTTGTGGATGATAAAATACATCTCTTACACTATCATATAGCATACCAACACCTGCAAAGTTTCCTCTCAATGCAGTTCCACCATCAGGTTGCCTAGTTTCTGGATTTACATGAACACCACGAACAGTATTATATGATGTCTGAACCCAAGTTTCTCCTTGCTTCCATTCATCAATAAATTCTTGCTCTGCAACAATAACTTCTGTAACTATTCCATTTATAATTTTTGCAAAATGTGCCATTGTCTATCCTTGAAATTGATACTTAATAACCACCATTACCGCCTACTGGGCTAGGGCCTGAAGCAGCACCGCCACCTCCACCACCAGTATTGGTGCCGCCATTTCCACCAGTAGCTCCACTACCTGGACTTCCGTTATTTACACCGCCAGTTCCACCCGGCTTTGACCTATTACCATTAGAACTATCGTTTCCAGCACCACCGCCTCCACCTCCAGAGCCTCCTGTGCTTGCACTTATGTTTGATGGACCATTACCAAGATTGGCTCTTGCTCCACCACCTCCACCTCCAGAGAAGATGTAACTTGGTCCTAATATACTACTTGAGCCGCCTGCACCTGCTGTTCCATTACCATTACTCGCATTTATGTTTGGTGGTGTTGCAGTTTTACCTCCACCATTACCTGATGCAACTGGAGCAGAACCACTTGTTCTGCCCGGACTTACGCCACCGCCATTGCTACCTTGACCTGCTGTTCCTGCTCCACCACTTGAGTTTTTGTTTTGACCACCAGAGCCACCGCCACCGCCAGAGCCACCTGCTCCACCGTTGTTAACATTACTATCTTGTCTAAAAGCTGCTCCTATACCACCTCCAGTAGATGTTATATTAGAGAATGTACTACTTCCTCCTTGACTTCCGGGATTTCCTGCTGTTGCTCCGCCAGATGCACCTGCTCCACCGCTACCGACAGTCACACTATAATTCTGTGCAGATACAGAAAGGTTGCCTGTTCGCATACCTCCTCCGCCGCCACCACCAGAGATTTGACCACCAGCACCGCCACCTCCAGCAACAACAAGGTATTCAACAGTATTAGAACCAGCAGAGTTTCCGCCATCATTAACAGCAAATGTTGCAGATGAATTAAATCTATGTATCTTAAAGTTACCTGATGTTGTTATTGTACCACCAGTAGCAGATACATACGCAGTATTTTCTGAACCTCTAAAATCACCCATTTGTATTTCACCAGATGTTGGGATAGTTCCATTGTTACCACTTATTCCAGAAGGAACATTTGCTCCACCAGAGTAATATTCACTTAAACTTATTGGATTAGAGCCACCATATTCAGTTTGAACAGTGGAAAGAGCTATTTGACCAGATGAAGGAATTGCCATTTACTATACTCCTTTTAATTCATTTATTTCTTGCTTAAGTTCTTTGATTGACTCAATTAGCAGACCTATGATTTGGTCGTACTGTACAGTCTTATATGCTACACCATCATCTGTCTTTAATGGCAACTCTTTCTCATTTACTGCACTTGGTAGAACCTTTTCTACTTCTTGTGCAATTACACCTGCTGATTTCTTACCATCTGCTTTGTATGTGAATGTGTAACCATTTAGCTGACTTACTTTGTCAATAGCATTTTCTATCTTCTCAATATCTGTCTTCAGTCTTTCGTCTGATACAGTTGTTGAGAAAGCAATCACGTCACCATCTGCATGAAAGTCACCATCTGCTTCAAATCTAAATTCGTTGCTTGCATTTATATGAATGTTCATATAAGCATTATTTGAAAATGAAATGTAGTCAGTAGTATCCCTGCCTATATTACCAGAAAAGTAACCAGAACCAGTAACATTAAAAGTTGAACCATCAAAAGTCATATTGGCTTCTGCGTTCATACCATCAGTACCTGTAGCCGTAATAACTCTATTGTTAGAACCGTTAGCCATAAAGTCTGACACATCAACTGAAATAGAATCTGCTGCTACATCAATACCTGTACCTGCACCTACGTTAATTGTTCTTGTTGCATTAAGAGTACCACCACCAGTAAGACCATTACCTGCTGTTACACCAGTGTTAATTGTAAATGTTAAATCATAAGGGTCGCTATCTGAACCCGGAGTAGTATCTGTCCAGTTGATATCAATACCGCCACCTTCAACAAACTTTACTTCATTGTCACGATTGATTTCAACTTCTGTGCCATCGCCATCTTCAAGTATCCACCTATCCATTGTAAAACCACTAGATACTGCTGTGACTCTTCCGTAAGCATCTAGGGTGATTGTATCTATCTTTGTTCCATCATCTGTTGAACCATATGTTGCTGCTCCTGCACCACCCGTAGCCATGTTAAGTGTAACTGTACCACTTGTACCACCACCTGTAAGGTTTGTACCTGCGGTAACACCTTGAATATCCCCTGTAGCACCTGTAGCAACTGCTGTTACACGCCCATAAGCATCAAGGGTTATAGTATCAATTTTAGTACCATCAGTTGTTGAGCCATAAGTAGCCGCACCTGCACCTGCTGTGGCTAGAGCAATTGTAGGTGTACCACCTTCACTAGAAGATGAACCTGTTATACCTGTTCCTGCAGTGATTGTTGCTACGTAGTTACCTGTTGTTTTTGTTCCTAAAGCTACAGCATCATTTGCCACCTTCGCTGCAGTTACTGAACTAGATGCTAGGTGTTCTGCATCAATAGAACCTGCAGCATAGTGTTCTGAGTTTATTACGTCATCAGCTATCTTTGTGCCATCTATAATGTCAGCAGCAAGATGAACTCTGTCAATTGAACCATCTGTATAATGTTCTGAATTAACTGCATTGTCAGCTAACTTTGTTCCATCAATAGCGTCTGCTGCAATCTTGGCAGTTGTAACTTGTAAGTTTCCTATGTGGGCGGTATCAATTGACCCATCTACGTATTGGTCACTATCTACAGAGTTAGCTGCCATCTTGGCAAGTGTGACATTAGAGTTTGCTATCTTAGCTGTGGTAACATTAGCATCTAATATTTTTGCAGTTGTAACAGCATTACTTGCTAAACCTCCTGCAGCAATCTGTGGTCCTTCACCTGTAGTACCATCGTGTGAATGCCCTGTTGTACCGTTAAACGCAGCTTGCACTGCATCAAACTCTCCATCAAGGTCAGATGCGTTAATTACGTTACCATCAGCAATATTGTTTGCTGTATCGTTACGAGTATATCCTGTTCCCATTTTTTTATCTCCTAGCGTTAGTAATATACTGCAGGGTAGCAGCGTCTATAGTAAATGTAGTATCTACATTTGTTTCTTCTGTCTCATAGATAATTGACACAGTAAATCCAGAACCCACGGTCTGAACTTCGTAAACACTTTGTTGTTTTCCACCAAATGAAGACGTTCCAAAAGTTCCTGAACCATAAGTAAAAGAAGATGTAGAAGCACTAGATAGTGTTATCGAATTAGGCTGAATTAAATTAGGTTGGTCAAAATCGTATTTAAGTGTCTTTCTAAGTTCAAATTCACCGTTTACATCTAAGTACGTTGTACTTTTATATATAGTTTTACGAACTTTTGGGTCACCTAAAGGTACAAATGGTGTTGCAAAAACTGCAGGTATAGGTGTTCCATCTAAACTATTTCCCTGTTCCATAATATATATATACCCATCAGTTGCACCAAAATATATAGTTTCAGCACGACCATCATATTCACTATAAGTTACAAAAGCATTAAAGCCACGTAAATCATTAAAAGATAATCCACCTTCTAATTGTGTTGCTGCAATACCTTTAGCTGCATCATTTGTGTATCCTGTATTATAACCAAATATTCTATATTGACTTTTCTCACGAATAACTGTACTTGAAAAACCATTAGGACTACTAGCAAGTAAATCTAATATTTCAGCCTGTATTGATTTTGAGACAGCGGCAAGACCAAAGTCACCAATTCTATCTGTGGCTGAGAATAATCTTAAACCATCAGGTCCTAAGAATATAATATCTCCACCTATCTCTTGAATGGTATCTTCAGCTACACAACCTAAGTCACGAGACACAGGTTGCATTTGAAAGTCAGCTACACTATTACCATTAAGTACATTTATACTACTTTCGCTAAATATAATTAACTGTTCACGGAAAACGATTAAACCTGTAATTGTATCCGCTACATTAATTATACCACCTCCGTTAGCAATTGTCAAGTCATTATCTTTATAAGGTGCAGAAAAGACTATTTTTTTTCCGTTACCAAAGAATAAATGGTTTTTAAAGTTGACTACAAAACTTGCACCTGATACATCAGATGGCAAAGCAGTTAATTGCTCAAATGTAGTTCCATCAAATCTATAAGGCTTACCTGTTCCGTCAACAAGCATAAGTTTTTCTGTACCATCAAAGTCATACTTTAGAAATCTTACTTTACCTGACCCACCTATTGTAACACCTGCACTATTATAAGTTGCATTGTCACTTATCTGTGTCCATCCTGACCCACTAGACCTAAATAGGTCATCTCCTCTTACAACATATACTTGGTTATCATACCTATGGATTCCTCTGATAACACCTGCATTTGTTACAGCATTTGTATCAAATTTCTCATACCCTTCTACTCTTCTGTAACCACCAAATATAGAAGGCTCAAAGTTACGAAGTATACGTGCTGAACCGGGTGCTTGAAATCCTTGCTGATAAGGAGAAAGGTTTGTTATCAAGCCACCTTTAAATTCAAATGAATGGGTTTGCCATGCGTCTGCCATTAGATAACAGACCTAGAAAATCCCATCCTACCACCACCTGTGTTCTGTGGTATCATTGTAGAACGTAAGTAATATGTTCTGTTGATTAATACAATACGCATATTCTTTATGCCTTCATCAAACTTTTGCTTGGCTACCATTGCGTCTTGTGAATTACCACGGAATAAATAAGCATAGTGCATTGCACCATCAACAATAATATGTTTAAATCTTTCAGGAACAGCAGGAACATCATCATATAAAATTAAATCTACAGGAACACGATAATACTCATACACTACGGTATATGCCTTATCAGGTTCAGGGGTAAGTATGTACTCTAGAGCAGGTCCATGTGCCACCATTTGTGGTACGCCACTTCTGCCATTAGTATTATATTCTTGGTCTACATACTTATCTAAGTATTCTTCATAGGCTATGATGCCTAGTTTTGTGGTTGCGTTGCCTAGTGTTGTATCTTCTTTTATTCTAAAACTGTCAAAGTCTACTAACTTTGCATCTTGGGGAAATGAGTATCTTGTTACGTTAGCAGATAAAACATCTTCTTGTTCTACGTGATTAAAGGGCCAATTAAATTCATGTTGATTAATATCACGAAGAGATGCATTGATTGCATCCTTTACTTGAGCATAAAAACCTGTAGCAGTAGGAAAATTACTTGAAGTAAGTTCTGTTTCATTTAGTCTGCGATTTACTTGATTGACAAGTTCTAGATAATTATAAGCCATTAATTTTCCCTTATTCTCAT